CATTTCTTTGGTGATAGAATGGAAGAAGGTGGTAATGATTTTTCTTTAGCAGAATCAGTAAAGAAAAGAGGAGGATACTCTTATCCAGTTAATACATATAAAGATACTTGGGAATTATTATCGTTTACTAAATAAAATGAATGATATGAAATTTATGAAATGGTTGAAGTTGGAGTTTATGAAAACCCCTGGTTATATGAGGGTAAATATTTCACTTCTGACGATATTAATGATTTCTTCGGTTTCGTCTACTGCATTACAAATAATCAGAATGGTAGACAATACATCGGTAGAAAATATTTCTGGAAGTTTAGAACGCCCAAGGGGAAAAAACGAAAAGTAAAATCTGAATCTGATTGGAAAAAGTATTATGGGTCTTGTCCAGAACTTAAAGAAGAAATTCAACAGGTGGGTAGACAGAACTTTAGCAGAGCTATCCTCAGCTTACATAAAACAGCTGGCAAAACAAACTTTGAGGAGACAAGGCAACTCTTTGTCCACGGAGTGCTTACAGAACAACTTGACGATGGCACACCAAAGTACTACAATAGCAACATCCTCTCAAGATATTTCAGAAAAGACTACTATGGAACTGAACACGACTGAAGACATCGTTGCATATTTAAGAGAATGGTCAATGGACAAACTGGAAGAAGTGGAATCTATTGGTGCTAAAGATGCGATCTATAAAGAGTTTGAGGAATGGATAGAGGTTGAGGATAAGGATGATATAGAAATAATGGCACTAGAACCACTGGAAGAATACTACGATGAGAAGGGGGGTTGACACCCTCTTTTTTTATGCTATACTATATTTGTTGAATCGACGGGTTCAACGGGGAGTGACTGAATAATCTTTCTGGCATATAGCTGGATAAGGTGATGAGACACAGGTGGTGCTGCTACTCGCAAGAGTAGAATCGACTTACCAGTCGGGTCTCAGGCAAGGACGTAAAATTTACTACTGTAGTAATGCCCGTTCTTTGTTGGTAATACAGAAACCCAACCTCCCACCCCAATATTTTTTTGATTATGAGATTCAAAGCATTAGTTTTCGTTAGGTTAAGAGGATCTGTATCTGATGCTGCTGGTAACGCAGTGATGAATAATGTAAAAATGGTTGCTCCTAAACTTGTACCACATTTATTGAGGATAGGTAAGGCAATTGATTTTTGGTTTGATGCAGAGACTGAAGAGATAGCAAGAGAACAAATGGATCTTCTTTCTGATAGAATGCTTTCCAATACTGTGATAGAAGATTGGGAATATGAATTAGAGGAAACCGAAGAGACTGGTATAGGAAATATATCAAATGATAATGCTGGTACTTCAAAGCATCATCTATTTGGAGAATAACCGAATAAATAAGTAGGGGATACAACATTCCCTTTTTTAATGTTTTATGGTTAAATAGTAGTGTACGCCTTCGGGGTACACAATTTACACTCGCTTTTAAAGGAGAACCATGAACGCACTACAACGCTATCATTCCGCTAACCTTCCAGAATTATTGGAAAGGATTCAGAAAAATGGAATCGGAATGGATGATTATCTGGATAGATTTTTTAATTCAGATTATCCACAATCAAATTACCCACCATATAATCTAATAGAATTAAATAATCATGAGTCACGGTTGGAAATCGCACTTGCAGGGTTTAAGAAAGATCAGTTACGGGTCTTCACGGAGTTTGGAAAACTATCTGTGGAAGGCACAAAAGAAGAATCGGAAAATAATGGATCGTTTGTCCACAAAGGATTGGCCCAACGTAGTTTCAAACGAGTTTGGACGGTCTCAGACGATACGAAGGTTGGATCCGTCAAGTTTGAAGATGGACTCTTATCTATAGAGTTGAAAAAGATTGTTCCTGAACATCATGCTCGTAAAGATTACTTAGGAGGTCCAGATCATGAAACTAACTAGCCCATTCAGCATTATCCACAATGCTATTAGTGATCTCAAAAGAGTTCCTAAAGAAAAGAGACAAAAACCAAAAGCTGTGGTATAATACCAGAGTTGGTAAGGGCATCGTCAATAAGTCTCCCCGATGATACAATGGGGCTGAGTATAAACAGCATATGTATCCCAACTGCGGTAATCCCCTTTGGTAGGTTCAGGATTAGCGGCTATAGGAACCTACCCCAATATTATATTTGATTATGGCAGAGTTTAACGATTTCGCACCTCTTGATTTTAAGAAAGAAGGTATTGTATTAGATTATAAAACTGCTGGTGTTGATATAGAAGCAGGTAATAATTTTGTAAAAGATCTTAAAAAGAAAGTTCCTAACCTTGGTGGGTTTGGTGGAATGATAAAGGTTCCTTCAGGATACGAGGAACCTATTTTAGTGTCTGGAACTGATGGTGTAGGAACTAAGATTGATATTGCACAAGCTGCCAATGACTATACAACTATAGGAATTGATTTAGTTGCTATGTGTGTGAATGATATAATTACTTGTGGTGCGAAACCATTATACTTCTTAGATTATATTTCTACTCAGAAGTTAGATGATAAGATACCTGATATTATGACAGGTATTATTAAAGGGTGTGAGATAGCAGGTATGGATCTCTTGGGTGGAGAAACTGCTGAACATCCTCAGTATCAGATGAAGATTGACCTTGCTGGATTTTGTACAGGTATAGTAGATAAGAAAAATATTATTGATGGATCTGCTATTAAACCAAGCGATAGAATTATTGGATTAGCAAGTAGTGGTGTTCATAGTAATGGATACAGTATTATCAATTATTTGGCACGTAGACTTAAATTAAATTATTGTAATTATCCTGAGTTACTTACACCAACAACCATCTATGCTCCTGTTGTAGAACGTCTTTTAAATGAGGTGGAAGAGATTTATGGTATGGCACATATAACTGGAGGAGGAATCCCTGAGAACCTTCCCAGATGCCTTCCAAAGGGAGTTAAAGCACACGTTGATTGGAATGCTTGGAGTGTTCCAGAGATCTTCTTAGAGATCCAAAAACAGGGTAATATGGATGAGTTGGAGATGAGAAAAGTATTTAATCTTGGTATTGGATATTGTGTAGTGGTTCCTGCTAATCGTGTAGAATTTACTATGGATATTATTAGGGATGAAGATATAGAGTGTTGGGAGATTGGTGAAGTTTATGAGGGGTGCGTTGGATGAATAATATTTGTATTTCTATTGGAATGCATGATTCTTCAGTAACAATAATAAAGGATAGAAAGGTAGTTGCACATATAATTGAAGAAAGGCATTCTCATCATAAACATGATTGTCCTCCATGTTTATCGCTGACTAAAATTAAAGATTATATTGATAAAGTTGATAGGATATCTTTTGCTGATTTATTTCCTAATTATACAGATTTTACTCCATATATAAAAATTTTAGAACATTTTAGTGGACTTTGTTTTCCAAATACACAATATAATATATCATTACATAATTTAATTGAAACACCTATTCATAATGATCATCATGATTTACATGCTATTTGTGGATTTGCTCATTCTGGATTTGATCAATCTTTAGTTGTTGTTATGGATGGTGCAGGTTCTACCTATAGTTTTGGGAAAGAGAATCAGACAATATATGAGATTTCTAAAGATTATATTCATGTTTTAGAAAAAAATATAGTTGGTGATGGATCTCCTGTTGTTGACTATTCAACACCAGAGAGAGATATTCCAGAATATGTTAATCCAGAAACTAATATAGGTGCTGGATATGCATATTCTGCAGTTTCTGAATCATGTGGATTTGGTAGTTTGGAATGTGGTAAGGTTATGGGTTTATCTGCTTATGGTCAACCTGATGATCGTTTACCTACATTATTGTCTATTGATAGTGGTGGAAATTATACATTTACATTACAAAGAGATCAAAGATGGCCTTGGATGGGACCTGTTGATTGCTATTTAAATGATCGTTATAGAATGGTAGATGTAGAAAATATTGCATATAGGATTCAAAAGGATTATGAAAAATATTTAATTTATACTTGTAAGAAAGCATTAAGTATATCAAAATCAAGAACAAAAAATTTAATATTAACTGGTGGATGTGCTTTAAATTGTGTTGCTAATTATAAACTATTAAAAGAATTACCTGATGATGTTAATTTGTATGTTGAACCTGTTTCGGATGATTCTGGTGTTAGTATAGGTGGAGCTATTAAATTAGATAAAGAATCTTATGGTTTTTTTGGTAATAATTTAAAATTAGATAATTTATATCTTGGAGGTCAATTAGAATATGATTATCAACTAATGGGAAATAATGAAATCGAGTATGATGCGGAACCAGAAAATATTGCAGAGATAATATCTTTAGGTAATATAGTTGCTATTGCTCAAGGTAGAAGTGAAATTGGACCAAGAGCACTTGGTAATAGATCAATTTTATTTGATCCACGTAATCCTAAAGGTAAAGAAATTGTCAATCAAGTTAAAAAACGTGAATACTTTAGACCATTTGCTGGAACTGTTTTAAAGGAATATGCTAAAGAATGGTTTGATATGGATAAACTTGACGAAAGCCCATTTATGATGTATGCTGTTGATGTATTACCTGAAAAGAAAGATCAGATTCCATCAATAATTCATGTAGATGGAACATGTAGGATACAGACAGTTACTTCAGAACAGAATAAAAATTATTATGATTTGATTTCTGAGTTTTATAAATTGACTGGTGTTCCTATTCTTTTTAACACATCTTTCAATCTTGCTGGTGATACTATGGTTGAGACTATTGATGATGCGTTTTATACGTTGAGGAATAGTCAAATAAATTATATGTATCTTCCAGAAATTGGTAAACTAATTCAAATTAATTAAAATGTCTATAAAATTAACTCTACTAAAATCAGGGGAGACTTTAATTTCTGAAACTAAAGAATTGGTTAGTGATGAAAAACAAGTAAAACCTTATTCTTATTTACTTGAAAATCCTCAAGTTATAACGACTAGAGAAAAAACTTTTCTTACTGAGGAAGAAAAAAATGGTGATTATGGTATAGATGTTATACTTAAGCCTTGGATTATTTTATCTGCTGATAAAACAATAGTATTACCAACTGATTGGGTTGTAACAATTGTTGAACCTTTAGCATCTATTAAG